CGAGGCTTTGAGTATCGTCGACGGTTGGGATTCGCCCCGGTACGTTGGTGTTGTCGAGGAGATCCGCGCCGGCATTCCAACGTGCGAGCTTGCTCGGGATCGGCAGACAACTGTTTACTCGGAGCTGGTTTCCGCTCGCGATCGTGCAACAGATGCGATTGAGACTCTGGTAACGAGTCGCCTCCCGACTGATTATGATCCCACTCCTGCCCCGGTCCGCATCTACGACGTTTCACACTCTCAGGTCAACGACGCTCTCTCGATGGTAAACTGCAATTTTGAGGGTCGCACTTACTACGACGTCGTCGATTCGATCGAGAACTTCTCCCTACCTGGCGATCCTACTGTTAAATGCTCCTTCCGCCTCGATCTGCAAGCGACTCAGACTTCCACCTCGAGCGTACTTCAACCAGCCGGCATCCTGTTCGCAAGCGATGATACTAAGACAGAATTGTTCACCATTGATTCGAGGTATCTCGCGAACGAACCGCTCGAAGTCCCAAATCAGTATGACCTCGCTACTGAGATGTTCCACGATCTCACGGCTGCTTGGTTTGATCCAGAGAAGACGACCTTTCTCGCGCAGACTCGATCCGCTTCCTTTCATGAGTGGCTTAGTTCACGTGATCCTGGAGTATTCAGAGCCGGTTTCGACATGCTCTTGGAGACTCGGTTTACCGCCGAGTTCCACAGCTTTCTCAAAGCTCATGCCAAGGCCAAGAATTCTGCTGGTTACGGGCTCGCTCTCGAGAAGGGACAGACCATCGCTGCTGGACCTCAGTCGTACAACGCCGCCTTTACGCATCACAATCGGGCACTGACGTCGGCGCTTCAACAAGTACTCCGCGACAATGTATGTTTGGACATCGGCTACGCTGATCGCGACTTTGAGGCTAAAGTTCAGAGAATCGGTGCTTATGACCCCGTCAACACTCAGGTCGACCTGTCCTCACAAGATAGTACGCATCGCGAGTGTCACGTCCTCGTCCTCCTCTTCTTGCTGGCTCTTCTCACCGATGCTACTCCTGAGGAACTCCAATTCTACTACACTATGCGAGCCAAGTTCATCGTTCGGGCGAAGTCTTTCAACACTTCCAATCTGATCACCTACGAACAAACTTGGACTCTTCCCTCTGGCGACCCGTTCACCTTAATCGCCAATTGTGTTATGGAAGGTAGTTCTACAGCGTACGTCTTCAAGATGCACGTCCTGTCCTGGCTTTTCTGGTATCTGAAAGGTGATGATCAGTGGGTCTCCCGCCTTTTATTACACTGGACCCCTGAGCGCGAATTTCGCCGTCAAAAGATCGGTGTTATTTTTAAAATTGACCACGATCTCCCTCCTTTTGCCGCCGGGCGCTTTATCTTGCCAGATAATACAGTCCATCACGATCCTGTCAAGCATGTAGCGAAGTACTCCGTCAAGAATATGGCACCTGAGAAGTACCACGCTTACGTTCAGGCGTACACGGATCTCTTCCCTCCCGTCTCGGATTACCAACTCTCCTTGATCGAACTCTACTGCCTCGCTCATCA